TCTTTCGATTAGATGATTGAGTGTGTAATTTCTTCTCGACAAATGCGTGATATCATCCGCAATGTCATAAAGAACTGCTTGAGTTTTACTGTCTCCTTTTCTTAGAACTCTTCCAATTGACTGAAGATTTCGTATTCTTGACTTAGAGGGAGAAGCAAAAATGACATTGTGAAGATTTTTAATGTTAATTCCTGTGGAGAAAGTTCCATAAGATGCTACAATAATTGCGTTTCTTTCGGTTTCAGTAATTTCTCTGATCCGTTCTCTTTCTTCGGCATCAACACCACCGTGTACATAAAATACCTTGCGGTCATTCTGTATGGAATTATTTATGAGTTCGTAAAGTGGTTGACCATGTGTCTCAACTCGGCTGAATAGTACCAAAGTGTTACCTTTCAAGTCAAGTACTAGATTTTTAATAAAATTATTTCTTTTCTGGTGTGTGATTATGTGTTGTAGTTCTTCTTCATATACTTCAAATTTTCTTGGTTTATGTTTCAGAATTAGTATATGTATCTGAAGTTTAGATAGATGCCCTTTATCAATCAGTTCTTTTGTCTGTGTGACTTTATAAGAAGGCCCAAACAATCCCTCTAAGACCCATTTATGAGTTTGTGTGCCATCTAAAGTTCCAGTAAATCCAAATCTATACTTGGCAGCATCCATCTTTGTCATAATGCTTATGAGTGATTTAGATTTAAATAGATGTGCTTCATCACCAATTACAACTTCAAAGTCTTTGAAGAATGGTCTTTTTAATTTGTAGATTGATTGCCAAGTTGTTATCGTAACAGGATTTTCATTTGTCTTTTCTTTACCTGCATAGATTCGATGACAATAATTTTCTGCGTCCCATCCATAGTCCTGAAAATCTTTAAACATCTGTTCAACCAAAGATGTAGTTGGAACAACTAAGAGTATCTTTTTATTTTTTTCTGCATAGTATCGAACAACAGCATAGATCATCAGAGACTTACCTGATGCTGTAGGTGAGATTAAAAGTTTACGATTATAACGAAGAGCATCATAAACTGCATCTATCTGATAATTTCTTGGTTTATGCTTTGAGATACGAGTCATATAGTCCTTGACTCCTTCTCGACTTATAATTTCATTCTCTTCGAAAGGTGCACCATAAAATTGATTATTTTCAAACTCTAAACTATATTCTGACTTCTTTGCCCATGAAACAATTTTATCAACAAGACCACCATATATCTCACCTGTGGCTGGAGAATACAAACGTATCTTACCATCCCAATACTTACTGCGATATTGTGGCATGAACTTTGCACCAGGCACATCAAATGTAAAAAGATCTGATAACTCCTGATTGATATGTGGTTCTGCTTTGACAGTCACATATACTTCATTCTTCTTTTTGATGATAATGTCAGTCACTGTAACCTCGAATAAACTTTTGCCACTCGATGGCATTTTTTATTTGATAAGTTCGATTAGTAATACTCTTGAGAATACTATCCAAATAATTTAACATTACTTGGTAGTAATCCATTTTGCTCTGAATTTTAATCAAGTCATCATCCGAACCCAGATACATATCCATATCTTGTCTTATGACTTTATGATCAAAAGGTTTATCTATGTATATCTCTGGATCTGCTTTTCCAGTATAATATAACCATTTTTCTTTTTTTGCTTGTTTTAATTTAATCTCTTCTACCTTTTTAAGAAGAGTTAAATTATTATAAATTTTATAATATTTTGCATGTAAGGATGGAATTTTCGTAGACTCTACGTGTAATTCATCTTGGTCTAGTTTTGAATCTTCATCCCATAATGCTTGAATTTCATCAAGATTCATAAATTAAGTCATAACTTCTATATTGTATATAGAATACTTAAAAGTGACTGTGGCCGTGACATAATTAATATCTCCTGCAGTTGCATCAAACTCAATAGTTGAAAGTGAAATAGGAAATACATCCTTAAAATGAACCTTAGATATCTCGTTAAAAGAACTGTTGTAAATAATTAAAGTTCCATCTGAATATTCATTTAATGCATTTTTTGCACCTACCTCTGGTGTATATTCATCACCTCTTTTTAAATCAATAAATTGTTGAATACTCTCTGGAAATCCAAGTCCTTTTAACCAATTATGAACTTGCATATAATTCTCTAGATTTTCATCTACAAAAAATGTAAGATTAAAATCTTCGTAAGTTAATTTATCACCAGCAACAGGAATATTCTTTAAGTAAGTAGGTTGCTCTGCAAATCCAAGATTGATACCTGGTATATTTGCTGAGTTTGAAAAGAAATCTGCTTTTGGTGCTTTTGTAATTACAAATTTAAAACCAACTGGAGATAGATAGTTTCTATTATCCAGTTGATTATTCCACGGTTCATTTCTCATTTTTTCTTCTTAACGCAGTTTGGATATCTCTTTCCGAACATTGTCTTCATACCTTTTTTCTCATAACCTGGCCAGCACTTCTCCTGAAACTGTTGAAATGTTACTGCTTCTGCTCTCGTTCTAGCAAGATCTTTGCTTTTACTATCAGGTGAAGTGCTATCAAAAGCAGGATTATTTTTATAACGATCAGGTTGTTTATTTCTCTTCTTAGTCAACATCTTTGCTTTTCTATCAAGATAGTCTTTCATCGCACCACTTGCTTTACCAGATCCTTTATATAATCCATAAGATGATCCCTCATCTACCTTATATGCAGGAACTTTTGCACCTTTTACACCACGACGTGCTTTGTGCTCTTCTCTGCGTTTCTCAATAGTTTTTCCTCTCTTACCTTCTGGGTCAAACATACCAGGTTCAGTATATCCTGGCCCCATTCTTCTATAGTTTCTGATAGATGCTTTACCGTAATCAGAACGTCCTTTATCTACCTTTGCCTCTGGTATTACTTCTTCTTTTGCCATTTTATCACTTGCATCTAATACACCTTTGTGTCTCTTCTGCATCTTCTTATAGTCACCTTTCATAGCACTGGTTCCTATTTCTGTTGCTGCTTTCTTGACATAACTACCTAAAGTTTTTTTACTAACTTCATTTACAACTTCAACTTCTTCTGATTTATTTCCCCAGTTTGCAGCACCTACTTTACGACACTTAACTAATGCACCTGATGCATATGCAGATGGCCATACAGAATATCTTGATTTGACTTTATGATAACAGGCATCTTTTGTACCACTGCCTTTACCTTTTTTGTCTTTAACTTCAGTAAGTTCGATTTCTTCTTTCATTTTCTTTTTAGGTTTGTCAGTTGAAACATAAGTTGGTTTTGCAGCACCAGTTTTTGATTGTTGACCAGGATCTGCTTTTTTCTTACGACGTGCAGCAGATAATCTTTCTGCCTTTGTCATACTTGCTCTCTTAGAAGATGAAACACATTTTGGTGTTCCTTCACCAGGTTCGTCACTTGCACAAGTTCCACCTGTGACTACGTTAACCCAACCACCTTTTCCGTCTTTGGATTTCGAACCTTTGAACCATTGACGAAGAGAACCTTCAGACATATCTTTAGGTTTTTTTCCCTTCTTCTTCATATTTATCGCAATAGCTGCTTGTTGTGCTGGATTTACTGCTTCTTTTTTCATATCTTTACTATCAAGATAATCTGCAGCAGTATCTAAGTAATCAGATGCCTTGGTTATCTTTGATTGTACCCACGCTTTAAAATTATCTTTCTTTCGTGAATGCTTTTCGATACGTTTAGATGCTCTACCTGCAGTTTTCAATTGACTACGAATCATCTCAGGTTCATGATCACCATGTTTTTCCTCATTCATTTTCTTAGTCTTTTTCTTCATAGAGTTAATATACTTACGGTAAACGGCCGCTTCAGAGGTTTTACCCATCTCTCTCGCCCTTTGTTCCATAGCAACAGCCGCTTGAATCTTATGAGCATGCGATCTTGATGAACCACGTATCTTTGAGACAGATGCTTTAGCAGTAGCCACGTCCTTAAAACCGAGTCCGTGAATAGTTCCTTTAGGATTTTCATCAGTATATAAATCAGAATGTTTTTTAGAATTTGCAGGTTGCCCTTTCTTTCTAGGTATGCGAGGATTGGATTCCTCTTTCATTGCTTTCTCTAAATCATCTGCTTGTTTTGCATGTGTTTTAGAACCTTTCCTGAGTTTTCCAACTAACTTTTTAACAAATGGTTTATCATCTTTGTTGAGTTCCTCACTCATTCCTCCCCCACCGTTGCCACCACCATTACCGCTACCATTACTGCCACCGTTACCATTGGTGCTGCCACCATTACCATTACCGTTTCCATTACCATTCTTTCCGTTCTTTTTAGAATTTTCTGAATCTTCTTCTTTTTCAAGATACCCTCTTCTACCTACAAAATATCCACCAGGAATTTTTTTGCATTTCTTGTCTGTAAAACAATAATATTGCCCAGCTGGACAACTTTTAGAAGAACCCTCTTGTATGAATGTATTCAGAGATTTCATAAGATGAGACAAAATTAGTCTATTCTTAGATATTTATAGAATTAAAACACATAAAAAAAAGAGACTCCCGAAGGAATCTCTTTGAGTG